GTGAGGAGCGCACTACTCCACGAAAGACTGCGATATTGCCCTACGCAGTTCCGTGTAGCCTGATGTGCTCGTGTCGCCGTAGCCGTTAAAGGCTAAAGCAGGGTGCTTTATGTCATCATAATCATCTAGTATTGAGCCTATATATATATCATTGTCATTTGAAATTCTGTCTTCCAGAGACAATTGGGCGGAAATGGGAATCGGAGGAAATCCCGTGGTGCCAGCAGCAATCCGACCTCGCATGTGTTCTTTTACTTCGATGGACCGCGGGAAGACCGTGTCCTTGGGAGGAGTCTTCCAGGGGTCCAGGTAAAATTTGGAACCTTTGAAATCGTTATGGCCGGCGGTTTCACGCCCGATGCGTTCCACGACGCTAGAAAGGATAGGATGGCCAGGCGATCGATGATGCAGTGACAGTGCGGCTTGTCTCAAGAGCCATTTTTGCTTACTCTGTTTAAGCCGGGAGCCCTTCTTGACCCAGAAAATAGACAACGCTCTGCCAATGTTCAAATATGTTTCACCTTCCGCCCACAGAGTTCTGAGGAAATCACAGTCTCCAGGCTGGGTACCGCTGACTGAAGAAGAAAACTTCATGCCAACCTTGCCCAACAGTTCAGGGGTTATGGAGTCACGAGGTACAAGACCATCGTCACCCTCCGCAATAACCTCCAAAGGGAGCCCTAGTTTCTCAGCGCAATACGCGACGTTCGTTATATTGGCGACTCCGTTACCGAAAGATGTCCAGAAATCTCCCGAACACCTTGTGAAGATAGCGAAATCGGCGTACTTCGAACGTAAAACACGCTTAGAATAGACGTGTCTGCGGAATGCGCTAAGAACTCTGTATAGACCAGCCCGCTTAAGGGCCCTCTCGATAGCGTAATTCTCCACTTTACGCAACTCAACACCCAGACTAGACTCAAAAGCAGTCATGTCCGTGACCATGTGAGGCTTGCGACAAGCGTTAGCAACTTTCGCGCGAACTTCATCAGGCTCGAGTCCTTTTATCTGATACTTGCTGATAGGCCCTTCATATATACAATGCAAAACCTCGACAACTTGGATCAGCTCCATTAACATTAATGGAGACATGACCATGATGTTTCTAGGTTTCATCTTGGGCCGACCATTCAAAATTTTTATGTTGGACTCGAACTTTGTGAAGATACCGTGCGACCGATACTTACGCCGTGCTTTAACAGACATCTCACCGCGAGAGTACTTCAGGTAATCGTTGACAGTGGAATTAATCCAAGCTGCGGATTTCTTACCTTTGTAGACTCTCTTAAAAGTGTCAACATTGTCCTGCACGAAATCACCTGTCTTAGCAGGCAAAAGTAAAGCAGACTCATCAACACACTTCTTCATGAGACGTTTTCCGCACTTGACCCAGTCAGCTACTGAAGCAGGATCATTCGACTTCAAATCTTTCGTCATCGCCCTGTTGGCGAAACCAGATAGAAGTGTACTTCCGTCGGTAACTCCGATCATACCGGGTCCGACGGGTCCAATGCTGCTAACGGGCACACCTATAGGTGCCACAGCGACCGGGACATTAACCTTCACGAGATCTTTGCCGAGTCTCTGGACATGATTGACACCGCCACCAGCCAAACCGTCCACCTGGTGGGCCATCAACACGTCGGGCTCAGGCATAACAGACTGATCACCCGGAGTGTTGTAGGCAATAAGGCCCACAGTGGAGTGGCATTTATGGGGGTCATATGTCAGGGTGCTGGCATAATAGCGGCAAAATTCGGCGGTGCCACTGATTAAACCAGGACGATGGGACTCCATGTTGATCTCGCGTAATGTCGCAAGCGTACTCAACGCCAGAAGAGGGTCACGGCCTTCAGCGGCCAAGCTCTCCATCTCTTTCATGATATGTTTGACCCTCTGTTCCATGAAAGTATAACGACGTTCAAAGTCAAAACGGTAGAAAAGCAAATCAACTGAATTGTGCTCGACCACCACGCGGTATGATTCGTTGTGAATCAAATCATCGCGTCTATCGACAAAGCTG